AAACATTAAAAAGAAATAATTATCCTAAAATTGTATTTGAATTAAATAATATGGAAGTTGGAAAAAAAACAATTGATTTATTAAATGAATTAGGGTATAAATACCATACAATATCTGGATATTCAAATATGTATTTGGCATCAGTTTAATAATAAATTATTAATTTTAATTTATTATTATGTATTTATTTATTCTACGGTTTCGTAGAAGAAGAGGGTGCCTTGGCGTTGTTCGAGGTAGTTGGCAGTGAGTTGTGTAGCACCAGTTGGGTCACCAGATACGTTGATTTCGCTGATAGGGCCAGGGACACCGACTGTATTATCGGGGAGTTTGTAGCCTTTGGTGACGCCGACGGGGTTGTAGTAGTAGCATTTGTTGTTATCTTTGCAGTAGACAACCGCTGATGTAGATGTGACTAATTCAGTTGTGTTGGCAGCGTTAGAGGGATCTTGGTAGATGACAACTTCGTTAACTAAGACTGAGCGTTTGCGTAAGGCAAAGTTACCGGCTCTGACAGCGGGAGGAGCATCAACAGGGTAGTTGTTGATTTCGCTGAGGCCTGATACTGTGAGTGGGAGTTGGTTGAAGTTAATCATTGTCGCGGCAATGCCACCGGGAGCTACGGCTTGGGTGTGGACAACTGAGGTCTTGCGGCGGGGGACAAAGAATGATAAGAGTTTGTAGACGCCAATGACTTCAGTTTGGACAGAGACATAGCGATCTTTTTCGTCGAGGTAGTATGTCTTTTGTGATAACGCTTCTTGGAAGCTGTAAGGAGCACCGTTTCTGCTTCTCCAGTCAGCCATGTCAATTGTGATGACGGCATCGAAGCTGGTGCGTTCTTCTTCACGGATTGTGGGGACGAAGAGTGAGGCATCAGGGATAATGGCAGTCGCCGCAACTTGAGGGTCGGTTTTGAGTTTGAATAAGATGGTGTTGAGGCCGAACGCACCTAAGATACGTCTTAAGTTAGCACCTTCATCGTTAACGACTGTGTTAACAGGGCTTACGTATGTTAAGTGGCATTCATCTAAGGCAGGGCCTAAGTTTTGTTTGATGTTGTAGTAGCGACCTGAGCGGAGGGCTAAGACATTTTCCCAGAGGGCGTGTTGGAGTCTGCAGCGTTTGGCTAAGTCATCGGCGGGGTTCATGCTGCATACTTCACGTCTGTTGGTGTAGATGATGTTATCGAATAATTCTTTGTCAACTTGGTTGATGAGGGGTTCACGGTTGTAGCGGGCACGTACAATGCCGGCTAAGTGGGCGTGGAGAACAGTGCGGTCGAGGACATCGAATTTAGGTAAGAATAACGCCGCAACTAAGGGGTGGACGTGTTTGTAGGCGTCCATTTTGTCTTGGTCATATTTGCCTGAGAGAGCAATGATATCGCAGTCTTGGTATTGCATGGATTGTAAAACTACTTGTTGGTAGGCTACTTTGTTTTCGGCTTCCATGCGAATGATGTCTTGGACTTTGGCAAAGTCACCAGATGATAAGTTATCTTTCATGCTTTCTACTTGTTCAAGGCTGGAGACACCGAAGAGGGAGCCAACAGATGAGATGTGTCTGTAGGTGCTTGATTCGGAGGGGAGTTTACCTTCGATCATTTCTTCGACTAAGCGACGGAAGGCATCAATTTCAGCATCAGTGAGGGGTACTTTCTTGGCAAAGGGTACGGCTTGTTTTAAGACGTAGTCAATTGATTTGTTGCCACCTAATAATTGAGTTTGGGCATATTTGTAGTATTTTTTCGCTACGTTTAAGACTTTGACGTGGGATTCGTTGAGGTGTTCCATGACAAGTTCAAACATAGCAGAGTCTTTGAATTTTTCACGGAGTTTAACGGCTTCCGCAGGTGATAATTGGTATTTGCCTTCTCTGATTAAGCGATCGACTTCGTTTTTAACTGAATTTGGTGTTCTATCTAATTCATGTGAGCGACTAATTGTATATATATTATATAAATAATATTTTTTGAAAAAAACAAAATAAAAACACTAGATTATTTTTAAATACATTTATATTAATAAATACTGGTAATAGCTAAATTAATATATTTTAATATCACTGGTATTGAAAAATTTGATAAATTATTTATTTAAACTTAAATTATTAATTATATTCATAAGATGAACAATATTTGGTATGAACAAGATTTTGATCCAAATTTATTTGGGATTAATAAATCATATCAAAATCAAATAGAAAATTGGTTACAGCAATTTCCACTAGATTACCTAAGTAATATTAATGGAATTAAATCATCTGAGCCAAAACAATCATATGTTTCAACCGGTTTAATTATTAGTGGTGGTATTGGTACTGGAAAAAATACAATTGTAAAAAATGTAATAAAAAAGTTAAATTGGAAGTATCATATGTTATATTTAGAGAATGACAAATCATGGGATTTCTTTTCAGATTTTATTACAGGATTAAATGAAAAGATGGTATTAGTAGTTAACGATGCAAATTTAATTTCATCTCCGAGTGAAAAAAAGAGTATATTAGAATTTTTTACACAAAACTGTAGTAAAAAGTATTTGCCTGTTATATTTTTAACAAATCTAAATCATTCTAAATTAATTACAACATTAAATACTCAAGATTGTGATAATATTAGAGTAGCATTACCAACAGAAAATGATTTATTAATTATTAGTAAACTATATATTGAAAGATATAATATTAAATTTGATTCAATGCAAACAATAAAAGATATTTTAAATTATTCCCAATATGATATTAGACGTCTAATTATAATTTTACAAGATTTATATTATACATTTATTGAAAATAACAAAATTAAAATTACAAGAAACTTTTTACAAAGTTATTTAACAATTTCTATGAAAAAGAATGTGGAAGTTGGATTATTTAGTGCAAATAAAAGTTTGATGGATAGATTTAAATCAATTGAAGAAGCGATGAGATTTTATAAATCAGAAAAAGTGTTATTACCATTGATGATGTATGAGAATTTCCACACAGCATTAGAAGCGAAGAATATTCAACAAGCGAGGAAGAAGAAGAAATATGCGAAGATATCGGATATATTATCACAAAGTGATTTAGTAGAAACTAGAATATATTCAGAACAAAATTGGGAATTTCAACCAATTCATGGATTTCTAGCGTGTGCATATGTATCATATATATTAAATGAAGGAGAGACAACAGAAATAAAAAATTATAAGATAAATTTTAGTTCAGATTTAAATAAGACATCTTTAAAGAATATTAATAAGAAGAATATAGATATATTATTATCATCATTTCAAAATAGAACACAGAGGGATATGCATTTTATTAGTAGATTATTAAATAATAGCAAATCGAGTCATCAAAAACTGTATAGTTATGGCTTAACAAATAAGAATGTCAATTCGATTATTAGAATAGATAAAACTCATACTGATAAATAATTTTTTTATAATTAATTATTAATGAAAGATTATAATAGAACACATACAATATTTAATAAATACCAATATGTTGGTCAAAAAAAAGTATTTGTTATAACAAGAAATGATTTACTTATATTAGATGCACTAATGCATGATGGGAGTCAACAAAAATACAGTCATAATAAATATTTAAGATATTCAGAACATGGAGGATTGTTAGATTTTGATAAATATGGATTAGAAAGAATTATAGTTACAACTAGAAAAGAAACAGATAAAACAGACAAAGAAATATTTTTTCCAGTAGTACCACAAGATGCAGACGATTTTGAATTTATGTATCATACACATCCTCCTACACCAACACCAGGTGCTAGAGCAAAAGTAGGTGTTGTATATGAAATACCATCATTACCAGATATTCAAACATTTATATTAATGTATCAAGAAGGATTAATACAAGGAAGTATTATAGTAGCACCTGAAGGATTTTATGTAATTAGAGCATTAAAAAATAATATACAACCAGATAAATATAATTTAGAAAAGATGCATGATGAAATTACATTTATAAATTATAAATATGCTAGAAAATATAAGTTTCATGTAACACCAGAAATATTCTATAAAAAAATTATTACGGATACAAAAGTTCCAACAAAATTACGCCAGTTAATAAAAAAATATACAAATAATGAGATAACAATTGATTTCTTTAAACGTAAAAAAGATTCTAGCGGTAATTGGACAATTAAAAAATTAATATTAATAGTAAATCCAAAAGAGAAAATATAAGATAATTTAAAATTTATTCTAAATTAAATTTATTTAATTACATAAAGTATATGAACTCTTCTCAAATAAGTTTAATTGTAATTGTTGTATTTATTGTATATTGCGTATTTTTCTGGAGATATGATAACTTTAAAAATAAAGAAAGCTTTGAAATTTATGATCAATTAAGTGAAGGTGAACCAATCTACAGCAAAGCATGCTGTGGTAATATTTTCTATCCTGCATCAGGTCAAACACCAGACCCTAATTTAAATAGCACATATTACTCATCCAATATCAGTCATTTAGGTGATGGTGATAATGAAGAAGGTTGCAGATGCTTAACACACAAGGAATTAAATTACTTAAACTCACGTGGCGGTAATAACTATGATTTCAATGCAGTTACAATGGGTATCTAAATAATTAATAAGTTTTTAATATAAAATTTATTAGTATATTTCAAAAAGTTTATTTACGTAGTATCGTCTAGTTTTTTTTGATGGTATAAAATATGAATTTTTATATAGAAACAAAAAAAGAATATACAATCCATTTAGTAAATTCTTTGCATCAATTAATTTATGAAGGTCTTCAAAATATATATGAAGAAGCAAAAAAAACAGCTAAAAACAATGATGAATTAAAAATTTTTCAAATAATGTTATCAGATGTTCCAAAATGGAATCCAAATATTATAGATGTAGAATATCAAAGAATTATAAGACAAAATAATTTAGGTAAAACAATAGAAGATTTATTAAAAGCAGTTATTAAATCAAATATAGTTGTATTAACAAATTCAAATATTGATTATAATGAAAATTTATTAAAAGAATTAAATATTCAAGATGATTTTAAAAATTTTATTCATTTGGTATATATAGAATGTGCAAGAACATTTTACAATACTCCTTTTTTATTTTCTCATCGTGAAGCATCAATTGAAATTAAAAGAAATCAAGCAGAAATATTAAAAACAATTCAAGAATGTGTTAAAAATGCGATTAGAAAGATGATACCATTACAAATTACGATTAAAACTTATTTAAATAAAAATGCTCAAAATGGTGGTAAAGTTGCTACTGATATGAAATCAGAAAGCAATCAAATTAAAAATATGTTATTATCAGAAAAAAGAAAAATAGATGCTACTCCATCATCACCTAGACCATTAGATCAAGTATTAGCTACATCAGTAAAGTCAGAAGATTTTAAATCGAATTCATTATTAAAAGATAATAAACAGGTAATTACTTTTTCAGAGAAATCAGAAAAAACTTTAAGAGATTCAATATTAAATCAAGAAGCAACTGAACAAAAACAAGAAAAAGCAATAATAAGTCCAAGTGGTAATTTAATGAAACCACCTGTTCAATCTAATTTAAATAAAGTAGTAATGGGTATATCTGGTGGAAATAAACAAGTTAGAAATAATACAATGTCAGAATCATCAGTATATTATGATCCAGGAAGTAATAATGTTATTGAAGAATATAGTAATGTATTGTCACCGTTAAATGAATCAGAAATAAAAAATCATAATAAAATGAGTAATAAGGATAATAAATATAAATATTTTTCAAATTTAAATGTATAATATGCAAGAATATTTAAAATATTTAAAGCAACCAGTAGTTTTAGCATTAGTTGGTACTTTTATATATTATGTATTAGAACGATTAGATTGTTATATTAATGCTAGGAAAACAGCATCATTAAATAGAAGAAGTGGTATTGTATTTGTAATTTTGTTTGCATCTTTATATTATATTACAATGGAACAAAATGGAGGAAATCAAGAAATTTTTACTGATATTGGTAATTTTTAATAAAAAAATATAGCAAGTGATATTATGAAAGAAATATCAGTTGGTGGTAAAATAGTTCCGGTTAGAGATTTTGATATGAATAAACTACGATTTGCAAAAGATGGCAAATTTTTAAATCCTAGAATCTGTATTATTGCAAAATCAGGATCAGGTAAAAGTTGGGTAATTAGAGATATATTATCAGTAATGAGTGATATACCATGTGGTGTAATTATTGCTCCAACAGATAAAATAAATAAATTTTATGATTCAGTATTTCCATCATCATTTATACATCATAAATATGAACCAGAAATATTAGCAAGATTATTAGATAGACAAGAAAGAATTATGAAAAAGAATATTGAAAGACATAAAAAAGGTAAAACTTTATTAGATAATCGTGTAATATTAGTCATGGATGATTTACAAAGTAAAAAACATGAATGGATTCAAGATCCAAGTTTAATTAGTATTTTATGTGAAGGTCGCCATTATGGTATCACATTCGTTTTAGCTCTACAATATAGTATGGCAATTCCACCAGAATTACGTTCCCAATTTAATTTTGTATGTATGTTAGCAGAGGATAATTTTTCAAATAGACGAAAATTATTTGAACATTATGCAGGTATTTTTCCTAGATTTGAAATATTTGATACATTGTTTAATCAATTAACTGATAATTATGGTACAATGATACTTGATAACAGTAGTAATTTAAGAGATTTAAATGAAAGAATATTTTGGTATAAAGCAAAAGTAAAAGAAGCATTTCCAATAGGTAGTAGTAGGTTTATAGATTTTCATCGTGAAAATTATCAAGAAGAAGATAGTAAAAAGAAAAATTTATTTGATATTAATGAATTATGTCAACCTAAAAAAGCAGCAAATTTTGTTGTAAATAAAGTAAAAACGAATTAATTTGTTTGTCTAGCCTTTCTGATAATCTCTTCATAGTAAATACCTTCTCTTGGTTCAATACCATAAAACATAGTTCCATATATATCACCTAACGCAGGAGGATTATCTTGATCTTCCTTAAAAGTACGTGGTATATAACGATAAATTACTTGAGAATTATCGCGTGTATAATACATTCTTGCAAATCCTACACTGATTAATATAACTCCTAATATTAATAATGTTTGACTAATCATAACTTATAATAACAATTTTTTATTATAAATTATATTTATTTTGATTCTACATTTTTACTACCTGCAGCTAATAATGCATTAAATGTCTCTCTGGCTTCATCAAGTTCTTTACGAATCTTTTCAGTCTTGGATTTGTATTTGTTGTATTCATCTGTAGTTTGTTGTAATTTTGCCTTTTCTTCCTTGACTTCATTTTCCTTGGCTTTAATATCTTTTTCTTTTTCATCAAATACTTGGCTCTTGTCTTCAGCCTTAACTTTATTTTGATTAGAATCATCTTCAATCATTTCAACAGATACTCCCTTCTTTTCTCTTTCTCTTAATTCCTTTTGGAAGGCAGATTCTTCCGCATCATCATCTACAACTTCACCCTTCTTGCGACGATCATCTCTGGCAACACGTCTCTTCTCCTTGTCTTCATTTTCTTTGAGCGTCTTGAGAACCAATTCGTTCTTGCGTTGTTCATGGAATTCCTTTGCCTTTTCTTGGTTTTCCATGTAACCTTTCATTAAATTATTGAGTTGTTTATTTTGGTATTCTTGTTGTTTGGCCTTTTCTGGGTCATCATCAAATGGTAACCATTTACCAACTTCACCAACATATACATTAATATGCGGATCAATATTTCTTAAAAATTCACCACGTTTAGATGCCTCT